AACAGATTAAAGGCAAAGGAATATTAACTATCTCCAGAGGCAGTAAGAAACATACCCACTTAATGCCGGCTCATTTGCTAAGACGGATATTTAATAATAAGATTACCAGAGGAATATGGGCTAAGAATCTAACCTTGTTGGTAAAAAGTGATAATAAGACAAATATACCGGAAAGATTAGATATAGAGAAAAAAGTAGATTAATAATTGTTAATATAAGTAGCCTTGTAACACTCGCCACACAAGGCGGCGAGAGTAACAGGGCTATTTTTGCTAATAATAAATATATATGGAAACAATATTTACCTTTATCGAGGATCAAAAACCAGAGTATGAAAAGCCGATAGAACTGGCTAGTGGTTGGAATTGGAGTATGAAAGAACACCTAAATCGTTCTTATCTGTATCTTAACAGCCAATTTGAAGAAGACAACGAGAATAGGGATTTACGCCCTTTCAAAAACATAGTTTCACCTATCCTAAACATTGAATACCGAACAGAGGGCTTTGATGTCAAAGATATTGAACTTTATGTAGATAACAAAGACGAATACTTTAAGTCGCTTTTAATCAAGAAATACCACGATAAGTGGGCTTTAGAGAATGATATAGATACTTTTATAGATGATATGGTTGAAAGTTACTGTGATTTCGGTGGAGCATTAGTAAGAAAAACCAAACAGGCAAAACCAGAGGTAATTGATTTAAGGAGTTTAGTCTTTTGTAGCCAGAATGATTTATTAAATAATCCTTTTGGGATTTTACACGAAATGAGTTTTGCCAAGTTAAGGCGTGAAGCTAAGCTAAGAGGCTGGGGTGAAGAGGGAGCGGATATTGATATAGATGATTTGATTGCTCTAGTCAAGAAAGAAGATAAAGATGTAGTGGAAATTTATGAGGTTCACGGCAATATGCCTATTGAATGGCTGGAAGAAGATGAAACATATACCGAAGAAAGCGAAAAGGATGTAGGACAGATTCAAGTAGTGGCATTTTACAAAGATGAAAACAACCAAAGGCAAGGAGTCTGCTTGTTTAAGAAGAAAATGCCTGAACTTCCCTTTAAATTAGTAAAACGTGATAAAAGGCAAAATCATAATAGGGCTTTAGGAGTAGGCGGAGTAGAAGAATTGTTTGAACCCCAAGTCTGGACTAACTGGAACGAAGTTAAGATTACCGAGATGCTGGGTTCAGCTTCCAAGACCTTGTTTGTATCTGACGACCCGACTTTTAAGAGCCGAAACAACCTAAACAACGCTGAAAATAACGAAGTATTTAGTGTTCAAGAAGGCAAGAGTTTAGGCCAAGTTGATACTTTTCCTCGCAATTTGGTTGTATTTAACGATAGCGTAGAGAGATTCTGGCAACACGCTCAATTAGTGGGTTCAGCTCCTGAGCCTTTACTAGGCGAAACACCATCGTCAGGCACTCCGTTTAAGCTCTACGAAGCCCAGCAAATAGAGGGCAAGGGTATGCACAAATACAGACAGGGCAAGTTAGCTGTCTTTATGGATGAAATCTACCGTGATTGGATTCTTCCTCACCTTGCCAGAGAGATAGTCAAAGAACAGAACTTTATGCAGGAACTCTCGTCTGATGAGATGCAGGTAGTTATGGAAAAAGTCTTAACCAAAAAGACCAATGAGTTTAAGAAGCGGATGATTCTGGGTTTGCAGGATATTAACGAGGAATTAATCGCTGACTTTCAAGAACAGGTAAAAGCTGATTTTGTTAAGGGAGGTAATAAACGATTCTTCAGTATTTTAAAAGATGAAATGAAAGATATCTCTTTATCGGTGATGACTAACATTGCCGGTAAGCAGAAGAACCTAGCCTTATTAACTGATAAGCTGGTAAATGTTCTGCGCCAGTATATCGCTACCCCTGAAATCAGACAAGACCCTGAAATGACTAAAATCTTAAATACTATCTTAGAAAGCTCCGGTTTATCGCCGATTATGTTTACTCCATCTCCGGTTCAGGCTCAACCACAACAACAGCAACAAGGTGGAGGTTCAACTCAACCGCTACAGGCTTTAGGTCAAGGCGGAGTTAAGCAACAGGAGGCACAACAAATATGATAGAAGTTTTAGAATCTAAGCTACAACAATTAGCTGAAGATGAGTTGATGTTAGATGCGATTAAGTTTGTTATTACTCAAAGGATTGAAAAGGAAAAGCCAGATATAAATGAAACAGATGATAATAAAATAGTAGGTGAGAAGTATCGGGCTTATGAACAAGCAAAGGATTTATTGGATAAGTCTTTAATTGATATTGATTCTTATAAAAATAAAAAGGTCGGTTCAGATAAATTCAATAAAGGCAAATAAATAATTAAATATAATCTTATGAAGAAAACAACAATTGCCTTACTTGCAGTGATTATAATTATAGTTGGAGCAGTCCTTTATATAGTATTACAGCCAAGTGAAGGTAATTTTGGAAGTATTACTACTGGACAGGAATATAGTTCTACTACTACTCCTGAAAGGTCTGGTGGATGGGAAGACCAACGTATTGATGGTGCTTTTGGTAATAGTCGTAACTGGGGATCGTTAGGTTCTGTGGTTGTTACTAAAGCTGGTGATATAGATTATTTCTTATTAGATGCTACTACTTCACTTGCTTTATCTGATGTTGCCACTTCCTCAGTTTTAATTGCTTATATTCCAGCTGGTTTAGTTGCTGGGACTTACATTTTTGATGTCGAATTTACAGATGGATTATTTCTTGATGTAATGAATGGCAATACTGGAAGTTCAACAATAACAATTAGGCAATAATAATTAACTAACAACAAATGATATGTCTAAACTCAACGAGGCAAAGATGGCTTCTTTGAATGACAAGATTTATGACAATGAAGCCGAACAAGAGTTAAAGAGAGAGAAAAAACCAAGAAAAAGGTTAATAACTAAAAGAGGGAGCAGTCGAACCTCTAGGACAAAAAGGAAAGGAAAATAATATGTCTAAAAAGATAAAGAAAACTAACAATGGAATATTTTACGTAGTTATTTCATTATTCGTTATGTTTAGTATTCTGTTTGCTGGTACAAGTATTTTATATGCTTATGCCGTATCACAAACACAGTACATTGAAACATATAATTACAATGAAGCAATAAGCCAAACAGAACCCACAGAACCAGATGTAAACCTTGGAGGATTCCCAGGCCCAGATATTTATCAGCCAATGCAGTTTCACGATACAGTTGTATTAAGTCCTTCAATTAGAAAACAGTTGTCATTCAAACCAACTAGCTCACTTAATCTTTTTGAAGGTCATTCAAGAGATGCTATGGCATCTTACGGGAATTTTAGTGGTAAAGACTTATATTGTGATAGAGTTTCGATTGACTTAACCTCTGCTTTCGGTGATCTTACTTCATCGTTTAGTGTAGGAACTACCACACTGGTAGGACTTAGTTGGACAAACACTACAACTGCTACCTTAATGGCATCTACTAGTGTTGCAAAAGCAGATTATACTGAAAGTTTGATAGTAGGTACATTAAGTAAATCAATAACTCCTGGTTCAAACGGTGGAGCAAATATACCATTCTTAATAAAACACGGTGAATACGTTGTTGCTAATGCAACTTTCTACAATGCTACTAGAAGTGAAGACTTCTTGTCTTCATATGGTATGAACGCCGCAGGATACTTGAATGCTAATTGTTGGTATAGAAATTAAAAGATTAAAAATCATAAATAATTAGAGTGTTAAGCTCTTAACTTAACAATTAACTTGCGGTTACCATAACCGCTACAAAATGTATGGCAAAATTAAATGAGATCATCGACTCTCTAAACGATGAAAATGTTTCGGATGAAGATAAGGTACAACTTAGAGAAGACCTTAAAACCGAAGCAACTGCTCTAGGAGATAGCAATAAACAACTATATTCCAGAGCTAAGAGGGCTGAAGGGTTTGAACAAAAAGATGGGAAATGGGTAAAGAAACCCGAACCCAAAAAAGAACCTAAGAAACCTGATAAGCCAAAGGAAGATAAATCAAAAGAAGAGAAAAAATCAGACGAACCAGATTATGCTAAACTAGCTTTTCTTAATGGTAAAAAAGTAAGTCATCCTGATGACCAAAAACTGGTTATGGATGAGGCTAAAAGATTAGACTTACCTTTAACTGATATTTTAGGAATGGATCATATAAAATCCAAACTTAAAGATTCTCAAGACCAACGAGAAGCTGAAGCTGGTATGCCGGATAGTAGGGGCAAACCAAGCGGAGGCAACAAAGGTTCTGTTGAACATTGGATAGATAAGAAGAATAAAGACGGAACTTTTGCTAGTTCTGGGAATTTAGAACTAGATGGTAAGATTATTGCCGCTAGAATAAAAAAAGAAGAAAAAGGCAATATGTTTGATTCTAATGACTTATATTCTGGATAATCTGGAGGTCGGCGTTTGATTAAAAAGATGAAAGGTGTAAAAAGATGGCATCCACAGTGATTTGGAATAAAAATGATTATGTCCAACGCCTAAGAACAAGAATTGCGACTCCCACAGTTTGGGACGAAGTCTTAATGGTTAAATATAGCAACGACAGAACTGTTGTTGGTGCTTATATGTCCACTCAGTCAGCAGTCCAGACTGGAACTAGGGAAACTGCCTATACCTATCAGCCGTTTGCTTTAACTGCTGATACATTGACGATTGATCAATATAAGGTTCTGCCAATGTTTGTTGATGAAGCAGATAGATACCAACAGAGTTATGTTAACCAGATGTCTATTGCTGATTATCAGGGTAAGAAAATCAATGAATATATTGAAGGTCAGTTTTTGGCTCAATATGCTAGTGGAACAGACTTTGGTGTAACCGACTTATCTGGCGGTGCTGATGATGATACTACCGCAATTACAGTATCAACCTCTAATGTTGATGATATTATTCGAGCTGTTAAGCGGAAAATATATGCCAATAACGGTGTTGATTTCGCTACTGAACGTGGTATCTACATTGTTTGGCGAGCGGCAGACTTCGAGATGCTCGAAGCTTTTGTCCAGGCCAACGGCTTTAACTTAGCCGATATGGCTTTGAAGAGTGGCATCCCTGTTCAGAAGGCTTTCCACTATATGGGTGTAGACCATTATCTGTCTAACTCTCATACCGCAACATATCTTCTTGCTGGTATTAAGAAGTCAGCAGAGATTGGTATTCTAAGAGGAACTTACGGTAAAGCTAAGTTTATCGAAGACCCAGGAAATATTTCTGGTCTTGGTATTGTTAGTAGGGTAGATTACGGATTCAATTTCCCTGCTCAGTTATCCGAGTTCACTATCACCATAAACGTAAAGTAACAGAGTTAAATAATAATTAATATTATTCCTATCGGGGGTTCAGTCCTAACCGAATTTCCCCGATATGGTTAGGAAGTAATATAAAATTATGCTAACTATTGCTACAATAGTCCCCAATGATTATTTTGCCCCTTGGTGTTTTGTTGAATCAATTTTAAAGTTACCGCCAAGGTATTTTTTTAAAGAACACCAAGGCTGTTTAGTCGACAAGAACCGTAATTATATCTGGCAGGAAATGAAACTAGATAATAAAGAACAAAAGAGCGACCTTTTGTTTGTAGATTCGGATATTGCTTTTGAACCGGAAGATGTCGCTACAATGGAAAACAACCTAGAGAATTACGATATAGTTACAGGAATGTATATTATCAAGGCTTGGGATTGGAGTCTGGGAATCTTTGAAAAGGTAAACGGCAATTATGAGTTTGCCAAAGGCGGGAAAGGAATCTTTGAAGTAGAAGCCTGCGGAGGAGGATTTCTGGGAATATCAGAGAGGGTTATAAATTCTACCAAACTAATTAACGAACCTTTCAGCTTTATTCGAGAAGAAGATGTTACCCACGGCGAAGATGTTTCCTTTTGCCAAAGAGCCAAAGAAGCTGGATTTAAAATATACTGTGATTCATCAATTAAAGTCGGCCACTCAAAGACCGAGGTTATAAGGGTTGGCGATAAACAAAAGGATATCTATTAATATGAAAATAGGAATTGGAGTGCCAACTTATGGAATTGTCAAATCAAAGACAACTCTTTCCTTAATGGAAATAATGAAATTGCCTTATGAGTTTTTCCCGATATTTCAGTATGGCCCGTATATATCACAAAATAGAGATGACATAGTTGATACAGCCATTAAACAGAAATGCACGCACCTTTTATTTGTAGGTTATGATATGCAATTTTATCCGGTAACTATTGATTTTTTGATCAAGCACGACAAGGATATAATCGGTGGATTATATAATTATCGGTCTATGCCGATTAGACCAATGGTTATGTTATTTGATAACGGCAAGGTAATAAAAGGCACAAAAGACAAGATACCAGATGATATGTTTAAGGTGGCTGGTATAGGGATGGATTGTTGCCTTATTAAGATGTCAGTTTTTGATAAACTAAAAAAGCCATACTTTCCTATGTTTAGTAAAGAAGGCAAGGTTGTTAATTCAGAAGATATCGGCTTTTGCGATAAAGCCAGAGAAGCAGGATTTGATATATGGTGCGACCCAACTTTAACAGTGATCCATATTGGAGAATATGAGTATTAAGAAATTAGATTTAGCTTGTGGTAATAATAAATATGATGGATTTACTGGTGTTGATATTGTTAAAGAAGGAACACAGGCAGATATTATTCACGATTTGAATAAATATCCTTGGCCGTTTGAAGATAACTCAGTTGACGAAATAATGTGTAGTCATTATATAGAGCATACCGAAAACCTGATTAAGTTTATGGAGGAAATATATCGTATTTTGAAAGTTAATAGTAATCTTCATATTGCTGCTCCTTATTATTCATCTATAAGATGTTGGCAAGACCCGACTCACGTAAGAGCAATTTCAGAAAAAACTTTCTCATATTTTAATAGAGATTGGCGAATAAAATTTAATCTAAATCATTATCCAATAAAAGCTAATTTTGATTTTATTCATACTCTTATTATCAACCCAGATATTCAAAAGGAATGGGATTTAAAAACTGAAGAAAAAAAGCAATATATGATTAAGCATTATATTAATATCGTAGACGATATTCACGTTAAATTAACAAAAATATGACTAAACTTTATGAACCAATTAGCAAAGAAAGCATCTTTGACGAAATAAATGGTATTTGTAGTACGACTTATGAAAGCTACTCCCATAAAAAGAAAGTTGCTCACGTCAACGAAGCATTAGACGCATACTGGTTTCTGGTTTCTGAATCAGCCCCTCAAGGGACTGCTGACGATACCAGTAATACATCAGCCCCAATAGAAACTCAAAGTTTAGTAGCAGGTACTAATAATTACAAAGTGGCTACTTTTACCAATGAGGTATTAAACATTTTAAGAGTATCTGTTTTAGATGCCGATGCCGATGAATATGACTTGATCTATGAGGATTTTGAAGATGTCCAAGACTTTGCGGAGCGATACTCAACTGATACAGATAAGAGAGGAACACCAACCCACTGGACTAAGCTGGGTGATTTTATTTATATAACGCCCTGTCCTGATTATGCCAAAGCTAACGGGTTAAGATGTTATGCCAATCGGGAATTATCTAAATTCTCTTATGTTACTTTTACAACAACCTTTGCTTCTGATTTGTTTACTACTTCTGCTGTTCACGGATTATCAGCAAAGGATGGGCTTATTTTTGTGACAGATACCACTATACCGTCTGGAATTACAGCAGATACAGTTGTTTATTATGTTATTGCATCAGGACTAACAACAGATGATTTTAAGGTTTCAACAACAATCAGTGGTTCAACAATTACTCTTGCAGATAATGGAACAGGTAATCATAAATACGTTAAGGTTTCAGGTGAGCCGGGAATACCAGTTATTCATCACTCTTATTTAGCCCGTTATGCGGCTGATAAGTTTATGGATGCTGAACATCCTAAGTTTGCCAAGAACAGGGCAGATTTAGCCCAAGATAGGCTGGATATCCAAGACTATTGGCAATCAAGAGGTCGTATGGGCAGAACAATAATAGAAACTAACAGAAGACTTTTTAAATAGTATGGCAGAGAAACCTTTAATCGTAAAAGCTCCAAGAACTGGAATTGCTCAATCACCACACGTGGGCGTGGCAGATTGTAGAAATTTAGATATTTTTACAATTCCTGGTATTGCTAGATTAAATAATAATCTTAG